TCAGTTTACAAAATATAAACAAGGTCAATATTATGATTGGCATTGTGATGGTTGGGATAAACCTTATCAACGAAAAGATAAAAATGCTCCTGATAATGGCAAGATTAGAAAGCTATCTATGACCTGTCAATTAACTGATGGTTCAGAATACTCAGGTGGTGAACTAGAATTTGATTTTAGAAACTATGAACCTCATCAAAGAGAGGAATCTAAACACTTAAGAAAAGCAACGGAGATATTACCCCAAGGAAGTATTGTTGTTTTTCCTAGTTTTCTGTGGCATAGAGTTAAACCAATAACGAAAGGAACGAGATATTCACTTGTCTTATGGCATTTAGGATATCCATTTAAATAACATGAATATAAACGAATACTTTAAAACACCTGTTTGGTCAGAACAAAAACCAGAGTTTGTTAAATCATTAAACAAAGCTAGTGATAAATATATTAAGGAAGCTAGAAAAAGAGATAAAAAATTAATTAAAGCGAGTGGAGATTTTGGAAGTAGCCATCATTCAACGCCTCTAACACTTGACAATGATTTTAGAGATTTTAGAGATTATGTAGGACAAAGGTCTTGGGAATTTTTAGATTATCATGGCTACGATATGCAACAATATCAAACTATATTTTCTGAAATGTGGGTTCAAGAATTTTCTAAAAAAGGAGGAGGACATCATGCAGCGCACATTCATTGGAATCAACATGTATCAGGATTCTACTTTTTAAAGGCAAATGAGAAAACATCGTTTCCTATTTTTCATGAACCGAGAACCGGGGCAAGATGTACTAAACTAAAAATGAAACCAGAATTAAAAGGTATCTTTCATGGCACAGAACTTGTTCATTTTAGACCCCAGCCTGGAACGTTAATTATATTTCCAGGATATATGGAACATGAATACGCAGTTGATCACGGCAAAGCACCCTTTAGATTTATCCATTGGAATATTACTGCTATCCCTAAAGAAGTGGCAAAAGATGTTTAAATTATTTAATAATGTTGGGATAATTGAAAAATCTCTTTCTAAAGATGTTTTAAAAAAACTAAACGCTTATATAAAAAAAAATGCACTTAAAAAGTATAATCCAAAACTTGCTGGAAACATTAGCAAATCTTTTGTTATAAAAGATAAAGATGATTGGTTTTTTAATAATGTTTTAAAAATTAACATTCATGAATATCAAGCACGATATAGGACACGAGCTACAGTTCCATTAGTTTTAACAAAAGACTGTCAATATAAGTTACATGATTTGTGGGTTAACTTTCAAAAAAAATATGAATTTAATCCTATACATAATCATTCAGGAGTTTTTTCTTTTGTAGTGTGGATGAAAATTCCTTCTAGTTATAAAAAAGAATGTGAATTACCTTTTGTTAAAAATTCTAATACAAAATGTCCTAATACTTTTCAAATGCTTTTTATTAATTCATTAGGAAATATTGGACAACTTGATTATAATTTAGAACCATCAGATGAAGGAAAGATGTTATTTTTTTCTTCAAAGTATAGTCATTGTGTATATCCTTTTTATTTATCTAACAAAGAACGAATTAGTATATCGGGAAATATTTCTCTAGATCCGGACAACCCAGTATGAGTTTTAAAAAAAATAAATATTGTATTATTCGTCAAGCTATCTCAAAAGATCTAGCTGCCTTTGTAGCCAATTACTTTTTAATGAAAAAGCAAGTTTATGATACATGTATAAAAACTCGTTACATTTCTCCTTTTGAAATATTATTAGGTGATTATGAGGGCGCCGACCAACAGGTTCCAAATACCTATAATAGTTATTCGGATATTGCTATGGAAACTTTAATGTTGAAATGTCACCCTATTATGGAAAAGACCACAGGATTAAAATTAACTCCTGCTTATACTTTTGCTCGAATTTATAAAAATGGCGATGTTCTTAAAAGACACAAGGATAGATTTAGTTGTGAGATATCTACGACAATGAATCTGGGAGGAGACCCCTGGGCAATCTATTTAAGTCCAAATGAAAATATTGGTGTATCTGAAAATGAGGGTGGTAAAAAAGGAATTACATCTGCTAGTGAAGCAAAAGGAATTAAAGTAGGTCTTAAACCAGGAGATATGCTGGTCTACAGTGGCTGTGAACTAGAGCATTGGAGAAACAAATTTAAAGGTAAAGAATGCATTCAAGCATTTTTACATTATAATAATCAAAAGACACCGGGAGCTAAAGATAATATGTTCGATAGGCGTCCTCATTTAGGTCTTCCGACTTGGTTTAGTAAAAGATAATTAGGTCTTCCTTCTTGGTTTAAACGATGATATAGCTTTACGATGGAGACAGTGAATCCACCACATACCTCACTGTCTCCTTCATAAGGATTTTATATGCTACAAAAGATAGTATTTTTACCAAGTGGGTTTATAACCTCCTCCGATTCGCCCTCTAACATGATTATTGGTATTTGAATAAAATTCCAATATAGTGCTATAAATAAACTTATAAATATTTATACCATGCTACAAAAAATAGAGTTTTTACCAGGATTCAACAAACAAGTTACTCCTACAGGTGCTGAAGGACAATGGACCGGAGGGGAAAATGTGCGTTTTAGATATAACACACCAGAAAAAATAGGGGGATGGTCTCAATTAGGAGATAATGCTCTAACAGGAGTAGCTAGAGCCCAACACCATATAGTTAGTCAAACTTCAATTAATTTCTCTATTGTAGGAACGAATAGAATTTTATACGCATATACAGGGGGAGCTTTTTATGACATTCATCCCATTAAAACGGACTTTGGAGCATTAACAAATGCCTTAGCTTCTACTTCAAGCTCTGCTATTCTTACCATTACTTTATCCACAACTGCAGGAATGACAGCAGGAGATATTTTATTTCTTGAAAGTGTTACACCTCCAACAGGCTCAGGTTATTCTGCTTCTGATTTTGATGATAAAACTTTTATGATAACTAAAGTAGTAGATTCTACTTCGGTTACTATTACTATGGGATCGACTGCAGATGCAACAGCTACGGATGGGGACTGTTCTGTTAAATTCTATTATCCTGTGGGTCCTGCTGAACAATTAGGGGCATACGGGTGGGGTATCTCTCAATTTGGTGGAACTATTTCAGGAGCTCAAACAAACACTTTAGATGGAGCTTTAGGAGACAATGTTTATGGAACTGGAGGATCAGGAACAAGCATTACTTTAGATTCAGTTACAGGATTTCCAACTTCAGGGACTAATTATATTCAAGTAGGCACAGAAGAAATATCTTACACAGGAGTTTCAGGAAGCGATTTAACAGGAATTACTAGAGCCGTACAAGGTACTACACGAGCTTCTCATTCTGATGGAGCAACTGTTACAAATACCTCAGATTATACAACTTGGGGCAGTGCAGCATCCAACACTGATAAAGTTGCTGATCCAGGTTTATGGGTCATTGACAGTTTTGGACAAAACGTAATTGCTCTCATTGTTAATGGTCCTTGTTTCGAATGGGATTCAAATTTAACTAATGCAACAGCAACTAGAGCAACTATTATAACGGGTGCACCCACAGCTTCACGTACCATGTTGGTATCTACACCCGATCGACATTTAATATTTTTTGGCACAGAAACCACAGTAGGTGATGCATCTACTCAAGATGATATGTTTGTTAGATGGTCCAATAGAGAGGATATTAATACTTGGACTATTACAGCAACCAATACAGCAGGTTCACAAAGACTGGCCGACGGATCACGGATCATGGGAGCTAAACTTGGAAGAAATGCACTTTATGTATGGACGGATACTTCCTTATTTACAATGCGTTTTGTGGGTGTTCCTTTTGTATTTGCCTTTGAACAAGCAGGAACTAACTGTGGATTAATAGGAATTAATGCAGCCGTTGAAGTAGATGGTTCGGCGTATTGGATGTCTAATAATGGATTCTTTAAATACGCTGGTAAACTAGAATCAATGAAATGTTTAGTTGAAGATTATGTATTTGATGATATTAATGAATCTTCTAATCAATTAATTTCGGCAGGGATTAATAATTTGTTTGGAGAAATAATATGGTTCTATTGTACTTCCAATTCTAACAATGTTGATCGAGCCGTTGTTTATAATTATTTAGATTCTAGTTCGGAAAGAGTGATATGGACTACTAATGATAGTGCCTTATTCGCCAGAACCACTTGGATGGATTCTTCTGTCTTTAACAAACCTTATGCTACTTCTTATGATCCGGATACTAATACTTCTTATGATGTCGTAGGAAATACCGATGGCACTACTACATATTTTCAACAGGAAACAGGAACCGATCAAATTGTTGGAGATACAACTACCGCTATTACTTCTAATATAGAATCAGGTGATTATGATATAACG